ATGACGTTAGAAATGGTCAAGAAATATTAAATTAGGGGTTGCTTTATCTGTGGCACTGGTTCATAGTGTCACTAGATAAACACCTAGGAAAAGGAAAAAGAGTATGTCACACACAAACATTTTAGTAGATGCAGATATTGTAATACGTAACCGTTTGACAGGTAAGGAAGTAGATCTATCTGTCAAGGATATTAGATGCCTATGGATATGGGATGATATATCTAGGGATGCTGCAGAATATTGGGCTGTTTCCGATTGGATAGCAGAAAATTTTGGTAACGGAATAGATTGGTTTTCTATTAAATCATGGACTGGATCACCAATAAAAGAATAAATTAGGGGTTGACAACAAAAAAGAAACATGCTTAAGTTTAACCATAGACAAACACAGAAAGGAAAACAAATGTTTGTATTACTAGCAACAAAAGACTTGAACGACGGAACAAAAGGTTTTCGTTTTAACTTCCTAGGTATCAAAGGACTAACACGAAAACGGAAAGGACTAAGCCGTGGCCTAGGTTTCCAGAAAGGTAAGTGCACCACAGCCTTGCACCTAGGGAAACGCACTGTTTACTTTGAAACAAAACGTAATAGACAATCAGTGCGACAGCTGCGACACTTTGCAGGATGACCATGGGCAAGTATGTCAAAAGGTTTTTGATAGCTCTCTCAGTGCTGCTCAATGTGGCACTGGGGGGACCAAGTAACCAGACGTTTAGTGCTAGGAATTGGCAATGGAAAAGAGAAAAGAGAAAGAACTTAGTCTTTTATATTGACAAAGTTTTAGGCGTCGATCATTGTAGCAATAGCTGGTCCTATTGGATCACCAGAAAGGAAAAGAAAGATGATAAGTAAGAAAAAGAAATGGTCCCCACAGTATGGACAATATACGGAGAGTGATGCCATAATTGATGCTGAATGGCTAGATCCAGATGAGGACCAAGAGAAAATAGAAGAAGAATATTATATAGAAATATGTCAGAAAGGGGACTTGACTTACAGTCCTGACTAGAGTATATACATATATATCCTGCCCTAACGGACAGCCTTATTATACAAAGTAAACCATGACTTGTCAAGAGGAAAATATCATGCAAGAGGACAGCATTTATTTCAGCATAGGGGACCAAGAGTTCGAAGTGCTTAGTGAAGTAGTACAAGAGGGTGAGTTCAAACTAGAAAGATGGTCAGACTTGCCATATGAATTAGACATTATAGCCAACCCAATGATCAGGATCTTAGATGTATTCGACGGGGAAGGAAACAGACATGACCCTACAGTCTTGACAAAGAAACAGCATCAGACTATAATGGAGCTATTGACCCAGAAATACTGGGATGAGGTAGTAGAAGGAGAAGTATGGGTATGACATGGGTAAGCCACCAGCCTTGTCCCTATGAGGACTGCGGTAGCTCAGATGCGTTCAGCTACAACACAGAAAGCATGGCTGGCAGGTGTCATTCATGCGAGAGAAAGTATAGGTTCAACCAAGAAGAAAAGGATGACTGGGAAATGCCAGAGCAAGAACAGATAAGACCTGTCCCAACAGAAGTGCTGACCCCTGTCTATCGTAGTGTCAGAAGTATCAGCAAGGAAACCATGGAGTTCTTTGGGGTCAAGACATTCTTGGATAGCCAAGGAAAAGAGATAAAGCAGGACTACCCATATCCATCAGGCGGCATCAAGACAAGGTTCTTCCCTAAGGAGTTCAGAGCTAAGAACCTGAAGACAGATGAGCTATTCGGAATGAACCTGTGGAATGCAGGATCAGGAAAGATCGTCACCATAACTGAGGGTGAGCTAGATGCCATGTCAGCCTATCAGATGTGTAAGAACCCTAAGTATGGTTCAGCATTTGTATCACTGCCATCAGCCACCCCTAGCAATAAGCTATGGGCTAACGTAACGGAGTGGCTCAAATCATTCGATAAGATTATCTTGTCAATAGAACATGATGACCAAGGGAATGCTGTAGCTCAACGCATAGCTAACCTATTCCCTAATAAGGTCTACAGGGTACAGCATGACAAATATAAGGATGCCAATGAGTTTCTTGAGGCAGGTGCAAGGAATGAGTTCTATCATGCATGGTACAACGCCAAGAAGTACACACCTGAGAACATACTGAATACCCCTGACCAGTTCCTTAAGTTATTCAATACGTCAGAGAACCATGTCTATGTTGAGACAGGCATACAGGACTTCGATGATCTATGCATGGGCCTGATGCAAGGACACTTCACATTGTTCAAGGCACAGACAGGTATAGGCAAGACAGAGTTCATGAGATACCTAGAGTATCACATCCTAAAGAATTACCCTGAGATTTCTATAGCTGCATGGCACATGGAAGAGACAAAGCTACGTAGTCTGCTTGGTCTTGTGTCATACTATAGTAACAAGAACCTTACCCGAAAGGATCTAATAGAACAAGAGCAAGCAGAAGAAGAAGTACAAAGGGCTATCGTAGATATAACAAAGGATGAGAGACTATACCAATTCTTCCTTAATGATGAGGACGATCCCCTTGACATACTGGGACACATAAGGTATCTTTCTCAAGCTTGTGGTGTCCGATATGTATTCTTCGAACCTATCCAAGACATCGCAGCTAACATGGCAGGGGATGAAAGCAAAGAACAATTCTTAGCTGATCTATCTGTCAGACTATCTAAGTTAGCAGCTGAGTTAGGGGTAGGCATCATCACTATCGGACATACCAATGATGACGGGGCTGTCAAATACTGCCGCATGATCGAGCAAAGGGCATCAGTGGTTGTAGAATTACAACGTGACAAGATGTCAGAAGACGCAGATGAGAGAAACACAACACGCCTACTGGTCACAAAGAATAGACCCGTTGGCCCCACAGGATACGCAGGTCAGCTATCGTTTGACCCAGCATCCTTTACACTTAAGGAAAAGTATGCAACATATTGATTTCTGGCCTACATTTAGTGCGGTGGTCTACTTCTTAGGAATGATCTTGCACTACTATCATGTGCTCACAGTGTTTTACTTACAGGATATACCAGATGAGGAAAGGAGTAAGGTAAGGACAATGATGTTCTCTTTGATATGGCCTTGGACAGTTATATTGATGACAACGGGGTTGATGGGTGATGGTGATGATGACTAATAAAATTGTAGCTATGGACATAGAGACAGATGCATTAGATGCCACAAGGATCTGGGTTATCTGTGCTCAAGATGTCAACACAGGGGAAACAGAACAGTTCCTCAATGTTGACAGGATACCTGAGGAAAGGGAGAGGTTCATTGAATATTGTCGCACAATACATACTTTTGTTTTCCACAATGGCATTGGCTTTGATGTCGGTGTTATTAATCGACTGGTCAAAGAGGATTGCATTGATCCTACTATGGTTCTCGATACTCTTATTCTGTCTCGCCTTATCCAATACGACTTAGAAGGTGGTCATAGTCTTAAGGCATGGGGTAAACGGCTTAGTGATTTCAAGATGGACTTCAAGGATTTCTCAGTGCTCACCCAAGAGATGATCGACTATTGTCATCAGGATGTAGCTGTCACAGTTAAGATCTATAAGAGGTTCTTAAGTGTTATCAGTAACCCAATGTGGCAAGATGCTATCAGATGTGAGCATGACATACAGATCCTGTGTGAAGAGATGACAAAGAATGGTTTCTATTTCGAGAAAGATAAAGCTGAACATCTTCTGGATGAGATAGAGCTACGCATGTGTGAATTAGAAGAAGGATTCCAACATGACTTTCCACCCAAACTAGAGGAAGTCAATAGGATTATCTATCGCAAGAAACAAGATGGCTCATTGATGGCTAATGTTGTCAAGGCTAAAGAGAAATACCCGAAGACAGAAGTTGACAAGTCTACCTACCCACCTAATCTTATCTGCTATGATTGGGTAGAGTTCAAACCATCGTCACCTAAGATGCGTATTGAAAGACTATGGCAAGCTGGCTGGAAACCAACAGACAAAACCAAGGGGCATATAGAATATGACAGAGAACAAAACCGTAGATAGAGGGGCTAAGTTTGCTAGGTACGGATGGACCTTATCTGAGGCAAACCTTAGCACACTCCCTGAGACAGCCCCTGCAGGAGGCAAACGTCTGACTGAGTGGTTGACACTTGAAGGACGCAGAAGCTCACTGGTGGAGTGGCTAGGACACTGTGGTGACGATTCACGTATTCATGGTAAGTTCCAAGGGATAGGTGCATGGACAGGACGCATGGCACACAGAGCACCTAATCAAGCTAACATCCCAGCTGAGTTTCATGGTACACCTAAGTCAGCCGTAGATGAAGTGAAGGACAAGTATGATGGACAGTTCAGGGCATTGTGGTCAGTGCCTGAGGGCAGCTATCTAGTAGGCACAGATGCTGAGGGTATCCAGCTGCGTATCTTAGCTCACCTTATGAAGTCAGATGAGTATGTCCATGCGATTGTGTCAGGAAAGAAAGAGGATGAGACAGACATCCATAACGTAAACCGTAAGGCTCTGGGTATGTCACACGTAACAAGAGACATGGCTAAGACATTCATCTATGCCTTCTTGCTAGGTGCTGGCACAGGTAAAATCTCACAGATCCTAAAGGTCAGCCACAGAGAAGCCAGTCAAGCTGTCGATAACTTTATGGAATCAATTCAAGGACTTGCTGATCTAAAGAAGAAGGTCATACCTCATATAGCTAAACGTAAATGGTTCAGGGGCTTAGATGGACGTAAGGTTCCTGTCCCTTCTGAGCACAAGACACTGGCAGGTATGCTGCAGAACGGTGAGTCAGTCATCATGAAACACTCAGCCTTGCAATGGGTATCTCAGGCTAGACAGAAAGGTATAGACTTCAAGCTTGTCACATGGCCCCATGATGAATGGCAGACAGAAGTCTGTGGCGATTATGCAACAGCTGAGGAACTAGGCACAATCCAAAGACAGAGTATTGTTGACACTGGTGTTAAATTTGGTATGATGTGTCCGTTAGCTGGATCAACTGACATAGGTAAGAACTGGAAGGATACTCACTGATGGAATGGATAGTAGCTATACTTCCTATAATTTTTGTCTTGACAATCCAATCAATAATCTATATAATAAACAACTCAACAGCCAAAGGAGATAGCAATGGCTAAAACTAAATACGGTGTATTCGAAGGTCAACTATACTATGCCCGTGTATTCACAGATAACATGGATGACCATGAGTATCATGAGAAAACAAGTGGTCAGTTCAACACTGTCTTTGTCCCTAAGGATGACGCAGAGTTAAACAAGATGGTTGACTTAGGTTTCCCTGAGGTATCAATGGGTAACAAGATGATCAAGGAGTGGTCAGTTGCTGGTGACCGTAAGGGTATGAAACTTAAACGCCCTAACGTACACCCATCAGGTATCGAAGACTTCGGTGGAGCACCATCTGTAACTAAGGGTAAGACCAATACACCATGGGACTACATCGAAGATGGTGGCTTGGGTGATGGTACAAAAGCCCTTGTCAAGATCTCTATCTATGGCGAAGGATCGACAGCATCTGTTCGCCTAGAGAAGATCGGTGTGATTGAGCATGTACCAGTACAAGAGTCAGAGTTAGCTGAGGATCGTTGGTAGTATGAACAGGGAACTAGAGATGTTCCTTCAGGAGATCGGGGTAGTTGAACCTCGGTCTCTTGACCAAGACTTAGATGACAAAGTTGTAAGAGACTTTTCATTTAAGATGCCAGAGTTAGATGAGAATGGAGAACCACCGTTTTGATTAAGGCAACTTATATAGGACATATGGGTAATGACCTTTCAGTTGTCAATGCAGCCAGAGTATCCTTTGGTAACAAGAGTGAGTGGGATTATGAAGAATCAGATGCTTACAGTTTTAAGCAACACCTTTCTGAACGTGATAGAAAACTTATTCACTACCTTGCAAGGCATAGGCATACTTCTCCTTTCGGGCATTGCTTTATTTCTTGTCATGTACGTGCTCCTGTCTTCGTAGCTAGGCAGCTAGTCAAGCATAAATTCCTGCGTTGGAATGAAATATCTCGTCGTTATGTTGACAGTGAAATTGAGTTCTTTACACCTAAAGAATGGAGAGGACGTAGTGCTGACAAGAAGCAAGGGTCTGCTGGTGTCGTGGAAGTCAGAGGTAGTGTGCCAGTTGGTAGAGCTATGTATGCTTGTAGAGATGCTTACGAAGGTTTACTTAAAGCTGGTGTATGCCCTGAGCAAGCACGTATGGTACTACCACAGAGCATGATGACTGAGTGGCACTGGTCAGGTAGCTTAGATGCATTTGCTGACATGTGTAAGCTTCGTCTTAAGTCTGACACACAACAAGAAACAAGAGAGGTAGCTATGCAGATAGATGAAATTATAGAACCTTTATTCCCTGTGTCGTGGAAAGCATTAAGGGAGAATCAATAATGAGTGAGATAAAAGTAACAGATATAGAAGAACACGAGGATGGTAGTGCCACATTACAAGTAGAGTGTGATCCTGAGACATTCATGGCTATCTTTGACGTAGGCTTTGTGACATTAGTAAAGAGAGGTCTTGAAGGTGAGAAGTGGCAGACCTGTGTAAGTTGTGGTGGTCCTGCACAAAATAGTATGTGTGGCTTTTGCTTAGAGGAAGAATAAAATGGAAACTATTATTTATATTGTATGTGGTGTAGTGTTTGGTTCAACAACTTGGTTACTATATGAGACACACCAGTTAAAGAAAAGACTCAATGAAATCTTAGGAGACTATGAGTAATGAGTATGGTTGGAACAATAGAAGACATGCGTTGGGAAATCAAACTCCTTAAGGATGAGAATAGTAGACTCAGGCGTTTCATAAAGGACAAAAAATTAATCCGTGAGTTCGATGACTCAGAACGTAAGAGAGCCATGGAAAGAACTAGAGCTAACTCAGATAGCCGTGAGTATTAATGAGTTCATACCATATGTCATAACGATGTCTGTCATTGTGTCATGTATATCCTTCATAACTTTAACCCCTCTAGTTCTTATTATACTTAAGATAAGGAAACTAATATGTTCAAACAAGTCCTCGTAGATGGAGATACGTTTGCCTATCGTGCAGCATTCTCCTGTGAAGATACGACAACTGAGGATGCCATTGACAAAGTTGATGAGTTACTAGAGGAAACTCTTAATGAAGTTCTGTGGGAAATCGACAGTGATATGTATCAAATATTCCTGACAGGTAAAGGTAACTTCAGGTATGACATAGCTGTCACTCATGAGTACAAAGGTAACAGAAAGAAGGCTGAGAAGCCTCAACATCTTCAGGCTGTACGTGACCACATGATAAACAACTGGGAAGCCATTGTGTCACAAGGTGAAGAGGCAGATGATCTCTTAGGCATCTGGTCAACAGGCTATGGACCTGAAGCTTTGGTTGTATCTATCGACAAAGATATGCTGCAGTTACCTTGTAATCATTACAACCCTAACAAAAGAAAATACCTGACAGTATCCGAAGTAGAAGGTAATAAGTTTTTCTACTCACAGATATTGACAGGTGATAAGGCAGACAATATTATAGGGTTATATGGTATTGGTCCTGTCAAGGCTAACAAGATCCTTGAGGACACAGAAACAGTTGAAGGTATGTATGAGGCTTGCTTAAGATCCTACAACGGAGAAGAGGATCGTGTCATTGAGAATGGTAGGCTACTGTGGTTACGTAGGTATGAAGGTCAGATCTGGGAGCCGCCCAAATGCGTTTCAGATCGGGCCTAGAAGAAAGGACAGCCAAGTACCTAAGGAAACTAAAGGTTAAGTTCACATATGAGAAACTAAAAATCAAGTGGCAAGACCTTAGGTACAAGACTTACACACCTGATTTCGTATTAGCCAACGGAATAATAATAGAAACTAAAGGGAGATTTATCTCTTCAGATAGGACAAAACATCTCATGGTAAAACGACAACACCCAGAGTTAGACATAAGATTTGTATTCAGTAATCCTAATGCTAAACTATATAAAGGGTCAAAGACAACCTATGCATCTTGGTGTGAGAAGAATGGGTTCATGTATGCCAAAGAAAATATACCTATTGAATGGATAAAAGAAAAAAAGGTACTTGACAATGTTCGATGAAGATAGTAAAATACATGCTCTTGTGGAGAACTACGGGCTTAGTCTTCTGCTAGAACAAAATGAAATAGAAGAATATTTTATTGTCAAATACCTAGTAGAAGAAGGTATGATTGACTTGAACGAATACTTTAACTTGGACGCAGAAATGCAAGAATGGAAAGAGATGGAAGAATGATGAGCTTTAAAGAATATAAAGAATACTTGGACATGTACTCTGACTGGGTGGAAGGTAAGATCCTGACCAAAGGTAATGATCGTATCTTTGAGAACACCTTGGGTTTAGTAGGTGAAGCTGGTGAGGTAGCTGAGAAAGTCAAGAAGATGCTACGTGACAAGGCCCGTTACAGCAATGAAGACTTATTAAATGAATTAGGGGATGTGTTGTTCTACACTACAGCATTAGCTAATATCTACGGTGGTACACTAAAGTCTATCATTGAACTCAACATGGAGAAACTAGACGGGCGTATGGAACGAGGCACACTACGGGGATCAGGTGACAAACGATGAATAACTACCTACCAACAGACTATCAAGCCTTCATTCATACGTCACGGTATGCTCGTTGGCTTGACGATAAGGGGCGTAGGGAAAGCTGGAGTGAGACAGTCTCTAGGTATATGGACAATGTAGTTCGTCGTGAACTAGACATGGATACCATTGCTATCGCATCTGAACTAGAGAAAGCTATTCTTAACCTAGATGTTATGCCCTCTATGCGAGCCATGATGACAGCTGGTCCAGCCCTAGATCGTGACAACACAGCTGGATATAACTGCAGCTATCTACCCGTAGATGACCCTAAGTCCTTCGATGAGGCTATGTTCATCTTGTTGTGTGGCACTGGTGTTGGCTTTAGTGTCGAGAGGCAGTTCGTTCAGAAGCTCCCTGAAGTTCCTGAGTTGTTCGACAGTGAGACAGTCATCGTTGTCAAAGACAGTAAGGAAGGTTGGGCTAAGGCATTCCGTCAAGTTCTTGCTCTCCTATGGGCTGGTGAGATACCTAAGTGGGATGTGTCTCGTGTACGTCCAGCTGGTGCCAAGCTAAAAGTATTCGGTGGACGAGCATCTGGACCTGCACCTCTTGTAGATCTATTTAACTTTGTTGTCAAGGTATTCAAGGATGCCCAAGGGCGTAAGTTGTCCTCTATCGAATGCCATGACATCATGTGTAAGATAGGTGAGGTTGTAGTTGTAGGTGGTGTACGCCGCAGTGCTATGATTAGTTTATCTAACTTGTCAGATGATCGTATGCGTCATGCTAAGTCAGGCAAGTGGTGGGAGAACGAACCTCAACGTGCCTTAGCTAATAACTCAGTAGCCTACACAGAGAAGCCAGATGCTACTTCATTCATGCGTGAATGGATGGCCTTAGTGGAATCAGGAAGTGGTGAACGAGGCGTATTCAATCGTCAGGCAAGTAAGAAACAAGCAGCTAAATACGGAAGACGGGATGACAACTATGAGTTCGGGACTAATCCTTGTAGTGAAATCATCCTTCGTCCGTATCAGTTCTGTAATCTTACGGAAGTTGTGGTTAGGGCTACAGATAATATTGAAGATCTTGAACGTAAGGTTAAGTATGCAACTATCCTTGGAACAATACAATCGTCACTTACAAGATTTCCCTACCTCAGAAAGATCTGGAAGACAAACACAGAAGAAGAAAGACTTCTAGGTGTATCACTGACAGGCATCATGGACAACCCATTGATGACATCTAAGAATAAAGGATTGGAGAAAACTCTTGACCACCTACGTGAAGTTGCTGTTAGTACCAATTCTACTTGGGCTGGTCTCCTTGGCATTCCTAAATCAACATCTATTACTTGCGTCAAGCCAAGTGGAACGGTGTCACAACTTGTCGATAGTGCCTCTGGAATCCATGCCAGACATTCAGACTACTATATTAGAACCGTTAGGGGAGACAACAAAGATCCGTTGACACAATTCATGAAGGACCAGAAGATCCCTAGTGAACCCTGTGTGATTAAACCCGATGGTACAACTGTGTTTAGTTTTCCTATCATGTCACCTAAGGGATCAGTAGTTACTTCCGATATGTCAGCCATTGAACAACTAGAGACATGGCTTACCTATCAACGCCACTGGTGTGAACACAAGCCATCTGTCACTATCAATGTCAAGAAAGATGAATGGTTCGAGGTAGGAGCATTTGTATATAAACACTTCGATGAGATGTCAGGTGTGTCATTTTTACCATACAACGAACATACTTATCAGCAAGCACCATATCAGGAGATTGACAAGGACCAGTATAATATGTTATTAAGTGAGATGCCAGATGAAATAGATTGGTCTAAGTTATCTGAGTATGAGAAGGAAGATAACACCGTAGCTATGCAGACAATGGCTTGCTCAGGTGATGTTTGTGAAATTGTAGACTTAACATAAAGGAGAAAGACTATGACAGGTTTAGAGGTATATGCCCTTATTATTACTGTAGTAGCTGCACTTGAAATCTTTGTAGCATGATCAAACGCCCATTCAACAGAGCCTTATATGAAGCTTATGATGCTAAGGCTAAAGAAACTCTGGTGTCCCTTCTCGAAAGGAAGGGGCATACAGTTGTCAGCACAAAAGAAAACTACGATGCTGATGTGGTGACACAGAAAGATGACTACACATACTTCAATGAGGCTGAGGTTAAGGTAGCATGGAAAGAAGATTGGCCTACCACTTGGGCTGAGATACGTATCCCTGAACGTAAGGGTAGATTAGTCAAGAAGTACCAGAAACAGAATGGTGTCTTGAACTTCTACATCTTTCGTAATGACATGAAACAAGCATGGAGAATTAAGGATACACTACTGACTGAGGAAAGCCTGAAGGAAGCTAAGGGTAGATACATTGTTAAAGGTGAGAAGTTCTTTCATATTCCCTATACTAAAGCTGAGTTAATAAACATCTAGGAGAACCTATGTCAGATCCAGTAAATAAGCCACTACACTATGGTGATGGGCAGATAGAATGTATAGACTATATGAAGGACAACATGGATACGATGATGTTCTTGGGGTACTTAGAAGGCAATACTAAGAAGTATCTCCATCGTTACAGGTATAAGGGAAAGCCTGTTGAGGACTTGAAGAAAGCACAATGGTACTTAAATAAACTTATACTTGAAATGGAAGGAGAAATCTAATGATAGCAGCTTTAGTATTAGCCTGTTATGCAGAAAATAATGTCTGTAAAACTTTTACTGGACCAGATATGTACAAAACAGAAGAGGCTTGTCAGGAAAGCATAGGTGTCGGTATAAAACTTATAGAAGAAAGGGGTTGGTTTGTTGTTGACTATGCTTGTTATGACTGGGGTCAGTCTGCATAAAAAAAAGAGGAGCTTAACGGCTCCCCTTCCTTTTCTTTCCTGATGCTGTTGTGGACCAAGATACTCTCTTCGGTCCTTTCTTTTTGGCAGCTTCCCTTTTACTGATGCTACCTGCTACCGCCTTGGGTCTGCAAGCAGGGTAAGCTCTCTTCTCACCCTTGGATCTGCCACAGGGTTTACCTGTCTTGACGTCGATCCATTCCTCACTGAACCATTTACCTAGACCACCCTTAGCCATTATTTCTTCTTCTTTTTCTGACGAAGTTTCTTTAGGTCAGCTGATGTAATCTTCTTACGGGGTACAGCAACTGCAGCTAGACGTTTTTGTTTAGGTGTATATTTTTCATAAGGCATTATGTTTTCCTCACTCTGTTGTCTTTGCCTCTCCAACCACCACCCTTTTCCTTGTACCACTTGGATGCCCAAGCATTAGCATAAGCTGATGGGTAGACTTTGAACTTCTTACGTGCTGCTTGCTTTGCACGATTCCATAACGCAGGGTTAGTTGGTTTAGGACTTGACATAGTTTTTCCTTTATAGTCTGCCGTAGTAAAAGAGAAGAAAGAATAAAGCAAAGCCAAAGGTGAATAGAACAATAAGAGTGACACCACCCCATAGAAGAATATTCTCCCAAAGTTCTGCTCTTTTCTTCCTCTTGTCCTCTGCTTCTTTTTTCTTCCTAACTCGTATTTCTTTTCTTAAGGCTACCAATTCTTGCCACCCTGAGTATCCCCTAGTGGCTATGATAATCTCCCTTAAATTATTCTCTAAATCTTCGGCCTTCTTACGGTTGACATACGTGTCTAAAGCTTCTTCATTTGCATTAGCAAATATACTACTTCTTTTCTTGTCATGATTATCTTTGGCCTGATCGATAGCTTCAAACAAACTACCTATGTCTTTAGCTAAAGAGGTTATCTCCTTACCAGCTGACACACCAGCCTTGATAGCTGAGAAACTAGCCATAGCTATAGTAATGGGGTCCATCTTAACCTACCTTAGGCAATGACAAAGTTTACAATCTGACCATTTGGTTGTCTAAGCTTAGTGTAGTCAGGCCCATAAGCATAGGGTTTATTCATCTCTATCTGACGGACTATCTCTGCAGGACTGATCTCTTTTCTTTTCTTCTTCAAGGGTTCTTCACCCCTGCCATTCTCAAAGACTACATTGGTATGCGTTTGGAATGGCATACTAGGTAAAGGAAAGTGAGATATAAGGGTGTCACCTACCATTGCTTACATGACCAGTATCTAGCTGTAAACTTATCCTTGGCTGTGTCACACTTATGTCTAGCCCTGAAGCTCTTACGTCTAGCTGGTATATTCTTTTTGATCTTCATATTAGGATCACCAAAACGAATAACTTTTTCTTTACCATCCTTACAGGCTTTAACAACAAACTTCTTAGGGCCACCTGAGGTTCTCTGAACCTTGTTGCACTTCATCTTTGATTTGTCTATTTTAGCCACGGTATCGCCCCAATGTTATTGTCTTAAGGAAACCTCTCCAGATTTCTTGAGGACTAGGAAGCATCCAGCCTAAGATAAGAAGTATGATTACCCATGTTGGTATGTCTTGGTTTAAAACTTTGATAGATTCTATAGGACCATTTGAGCTAACCTGAGAGTTATCTACAGATACATTCTCACCTGTTATGTCAGAACTCTGGTCAATGACAGACTGGTTATTTTCCTTACCTGCTTGAACATTAGCAGCTACGTTAGGACCACCACCACCTAGGAGTGACAAAGGACTTAGGCAACCACCAAGGAAGAGCACAAGTACAAGGGCTATAAATAGTCTCATGGTGTAGCCTGTTGCTGTATATAGTTGTTTCTTTCTTGCTCTAAAGCTTGTCTAGTCTGAGCTACAGTATGGAGTGCCTGATTTCCACTCCCATAATAGCTGTTCCCTTCAGGAATATTTATTACCCTTTCTTCGTCAGTACCTTCGTTTAGTGTTTTTGTAGTATTTGGAGGTACAGGTACAGATGCAAATTGTTTAGCTAAAGACAAAACAGCTTGATCAACTGTAACATTACTTTTACCTTGTATGTAGTCTCTTACAGTAGGTCTATCCGAACCTATTAAAAATTTCAATGCCACTCTATCTTGAAATGAAGGGGTAAAGACTTCATCACTTTTCACGGCCCCACTTCTTACGGCTGACCACAGAGTTTTAGGTATAATTTGATAAGCACCTACGGCAAAAAATTCCCTATCTCTTTGGTACTGCTCTAGCTCAGGATTTAATGCTAATAATTCATCTTTAGTAAGACCTGTCGTGCCTACTTGAGCATTCATGATTTCATTAACAGTCATTTCCGTTAAAGGTTTATTATAAGTATCAGAATAATAAGATTGACTTACACTGAATTTATCAGCTAAAGTGCTAGTGCCATTATTAGCTGCACCGTAGCCTCCTTCACCTTCACTTATAAACTTAAGAAGATTGTTTTCTGGCTCCTTGACCTTTTCTAAACCTGTTTCAGCTAATTTAAGTCTTGTTTGCTCATCAGCTGCATCACCTGTTACAGGAAAATTATTCAGGTATTGAAATGTTTTAATAGCATTTGTTGTCTCTGACTTTGCACCTGCAAGACCATCGACAGCTTTTGTATAATACCCAAGATCCTTTAACCTTTGCTGAACCCCTCTCAAACTTGCAATAGGTTCAAGGGGTGCTTCTGGTTGAGTAGTTGTGTCTGGTGCAGGTGAGGGCTGTTGTGTAGCTTGCTGCATTGGTTCTTCTGAAGGAGCTTCACTTACAACTGAAGGTTCTTCTGTAACCTGAACACCTTGTACTGGTGCAGGTGCCTCAGTTGGAACAGAAGGTTCTTGGACAGGTTGAGTAGAAGGCAATGCTTCAGGTGTGACAGAAGGTTGTTGTATTGTAGGGGGTGTCTTAAAAACTTGAGGACCAAGAATCTTACGAAGGTTCTCCATAACTTCTTGAGGATTTCTTAGGGATTGTGTAACACCCATTGCCTCTTGAATAGCTGCCATTTTTTGAGCATCCTCACGGGCAATCTGACCTAAGTCTTGTTGGACTTCTTCCATCTGCTCCATGACAAGAGGTTGTGTCACTTCTTGTGGTTCCTCTACAGGCTTACCACCTCTGACAACAACACGAGATCTTTCACCAAACATTCCCATGTCATCGTACCTTTTGTTCAATATCGCCTTCGGGATTAATAAAGTACTGCCCAACATTAAGAGAAGCAAATAATTTCTCATCAACGTCTGTGTCTTCTGACCAAACTATCTGAAAAGGGTTTTGTAAGGAACCTAATTTAGCCTCTTGATCAGGTACATCCACAGGTTTAATCAAGGCAGCTTCAATAGATGCTGTATCCATACCTAGTTTCTTAAGTTGGTCTGTGTAGAACTTAAGGTTCTGTGAAACCTTCTGTACCTTACGGTAATCCTGATAGGCTACATTGAATTTAAAGCCTTCATTTTCTATTTGACTACGTTCGAAAGTACTGAGCCTACGTCCTCTGTCAGCAACCATAGCTGTGACATCACCATTGTAGTGTTTACCTGCAAAACCTAATACTAATGCATTAGCCTCTGCTCCCATACGGAAGGCACCCTCCATGGTTCTACGTTCAATATCGTATTCTATTTCACCTAGACCTGAGATATTAAAGAATGATGACTGAAGGGAACCTGATGCTGTTGTAGCTGCAATATTGAACTGACTTGCAAGACCATCTTTAAGTCTTTCCACAGCTAGGTCATGAGCCTCAGGATCAAGACGTTTAATAATAGCTAGTTTTGTATATGTGTCATCAGAATAGACATTAGCCATTGTGCTCTGCTTTAGCAACTCAGGTGATGTAGCTATGTTGACAGTAGCTTGACCGACACCAGCTAGGAAGTTAGTCCTGTGCTCAGGTAACTCCATATTCTGTGGCTCTGTAGGATGAATACGAAGTGTACTAGCAAAGAAAATAGCATCTTTACGGGCAGTATTACTACGTTCCTCAGCCTTACTTACCTCATCGATGTCATGAAGCTCTTCTACTGGGGGCAAAGGTGTAACAGTTATTCCATCTGGTTGCTCTTGAGGTTCAGGTTTAGCAAACTCGAATACCTCTAAGTCCGTATAGACTGTATCCTCTACTTCTATATTGTCAATAGTTTTTAGAAGATCAGGATAATTCTGTGACACATAGGCTGACCAGTCAACTTTGTCTGACAAGAGAGCCTGAGCTAAGATAGGATCTGTAGCTGTCAACTCTTTAGCTTGAGCCATAAGAACCTTAGAGATTGGCTCAAGGATCTCAGCTTTAGTTTTAGCTAATTGACGTTCATCGTAAGTCTCTAGGGAAGTCAACAAGCTATCAAGGGTATCTAACTGGGCTTGTACACCCTGCCAATCCTCACCTGAGATACTTGCAGGTTTTGTAATCTGAGCTTTAGCTATATCGAACTGAGTACGCAGTTGTGTTATTGACTCAGGAGAAATATCTCCACCTGCTATCTCAACCTTAAGACCAGCCATAGCTGTTCCACGGATATTCTCAAGGGTTGCATTAGCTTGAGGTACAAACTGTTCGAAGTATTCTCTACGATTAGTAATCTTAGCATTTGTCAGGTAAAGAGCAGACGCCTCAGCTGATTGCATAGAACCTAAAGCTGTCTCAAGAATTTGCTGTTGAGTATATGGTTGACCAGTTTCTAATAGTTTTTGTTCTGCAAGATAAAGATATGAAGGATTATCTGTAAGTTTCTTTATGTTAGCATCGAAGGCAGCTTGAGCAGGATCACCTATCATAGTTGTCAAGTCGATACCTGTACGCCTACGGACAGCATCTGCCTCAGCTTGACCTATTTCGAAACCTTGTGCTTCATATTGACCAACTAAAGAGTTTACATTTGCACGAATAGCTACAGGATCTGTGACACCTTTTAATTCATCCAATCCTGATATAAAGGTTGCAAACCCTTTTCTATTTATAGAAGCTTCAGTCGGTTTAGCTGCTCTTACAGCCCTGTCATAGGCGTCCAGAGTACCAAAGATACCTCGTCCTAAAGTACTTAGACCTTGGGCTGCAGCACTAGCTGATGTAGCACTAGGGGCAGATACACCCTGAGCATATTCAGCACCTGCATCTCCAATATCAACTGCGAATCCAGCCATATTATTTATCCTTATTGAGTTTGTTGTTGAAGAACTTGGGCATCATACTCAAGGCCAAGACGCATAGCATTTCTCATGATGTCAGGAAGTACTTCCCCACGAGCAAGTCTATTCTGTATGGAAACCTTTAGCTCATTCGAAAGATTGGACGCCCACAATTCGTCAGTGATTTCTTCCCAGAGCTTTGTGCCTCTAATTATATCAGATTTATCCCCTTGTGTCAAGAGAACAATAGCATAATTAGCTCTTTGTCTTAGACGATTCTCGAACTTACGGGTAGCTGCACCCTCTCTGAAGATCATTTCGGAATAATCATAGTAGTTCTGTACGGGGGCAGGAGTAGCCCCGAAGAGAACAGCAGCTGCAGCAGAAGGTTCTAGGCCACTTACAGTTAGTTTTCTTGTGCGACTACGGTAGTTGCCAGTTTCAATTAGTTCTTGTATTTTGACAGCCTTATCTACAGTTGACAAGTTACGTAGAAGTTGTGTCAAATCTTCTCTGACAGTTTCTGTACGTCCACCATACATAGCTTTTACAGCATTCGTAGCTGCAACCATGATGTCAGAACTAATCTCACCTGAGGGACCAAAGAGAACCGTCAGGAATTGGTCATCCATAAGTTTCCGATAGGTATCCTTGATTTGACCTAAAGGTGCCACACGTTGAGCATAGGCTGTCTCAGTACCCATCAGTTCCGAAAGAAGAGTATCCATCATACCGTACTTAACACGGTTAAATACTTTTACTGTTTCAGGTTCTGTTGGGTCATACCCTAGTTGCTCAGTGACATAGCCTGACATTTTACCTATGCCTAAGCCTGTCAATCCGAACATCGGTCCCATGACAGCAAACATACCCATGCGTTCACCAGCTGTGAAGTTACGACCTACAGCTATATTCTCTAAGGCTCTCAAAGAGAAAGTCAACCACTGAGTAGGTACACGCATTGGTCCACTCTGAGCAAAGCTACGAGAAGCTGTTGTCATACGGAATGACAAATCTTGCTCACGGTTAGTAATCCATGTTCTTCCTTCAGGAGACATAGGGTCAATATTAGGACGTTTAGCTCTGTGCTCTAGGTATGCCGTAGTTATAGATGACATACGTGTGACACGTTCACCTTCCTTAAAGAATATTGTTGACTTATCTAGGAAGGAGTTAATAGCACCACCTGCCTTCTCCGTCAGTGAACTAGCAGCACCAAACTTTTGTGGAGCTTGGAGTTCGATGATCTGTGTGTCAATAATATTACGTCCACTCTCATCGATATAACGTAACAATCCTGTTAGTTCTTCCTCTGAAATAGGAGATACTTTAGCTAGGCGTTGAATAGCTAAGGCACGAGCAGCTTCATCTTTCAAACTAGAAACAACTAGAAGTGGGGCAGCTAGTCCTAGTGCTTTAGTTCCTTGCACAGGAGAGATACCAGCTATTGTCAAGCTATGGAGAGCCTGAAGCATAAACTGATCAGGATTAAAGAAACCAAACTTAGAATAGAAACCTACACGCAGAAGCTGAGAGGAAGGATCTGAACCTGTAAGGTCTACTTTCTTACCTGTTTTCTCAAAGATAAACTCAGTAGCTGAGGCTGTAAATGTATCCCACTTGTCACTGAACCATGTTGACTGGTTAAGTCTACGTTTGATTACGTCTTGCTGTTCCCTTAGCTGTGCTGCAAGGTCATTGAACTTACCTGTTCTAGTTACCTCAGCACCTAAGAAACGATTGAGATAGTCATTCTTAGGGATACCTGCAGGGAATGTGACAATACCTTCATTCTTCTCAGCTAGTTTCACCCAGCCTACCATGGCATTCTGTGAGGCTGCACGATTAGCATAGCCAAAAGCTTCAGACCCGAATTGATCAGCAATAGCTGACACAGGGCTGGCATTTGTAGCTTTCTTACCGCCGAACTCCATAAGAGGTGTGTCACCCCGTTTCATATTCAGACGAGTGCCTACGGTTTCCCCGAAGGATTGTCCAACCATAGCTGGGTTTTCACCAGCCTCAGTGATTGACACCTTTTCATCACGAGCTTTAGCTACGAACTGCTCACGGAAGGTAAAGTTGTACTCACGAGCTAACCTTTGCAGATCCTCTAAGTCGGTAATGTGCTTATTCCAGTCGTTATTAGCACGTATCAAGTTACCTAGTTCATCATACTCAGGCTTAGATAGAGTAATCTGGAATATGTCAGATGCACCCTGACCATCCATTATTTCTGTAATACGACGAGAGATAACATTTATCTGACGAACAGCTGTCTCAGCCTGTTCCTTACCGAATGACCCAAGCATTGTCTTGAAGCCACCTGAGATAGTATTACCTGATACTAATGTCTGTTCTTTAGTTGAACCTACAAACCAACGGAACTCAGAGTTAGTACGAGGGCCACCCACATTGTAGGGCATAACGTCAACTCGTTCTAAGGCTCTGGCACTCTTCACATTTGTGACAAATAAATGGTCTACATATGTGTCAGGAGTTTTGAATACAACATTGTTTTCTGTAAGTTCATCCTTACGGAGTGTACGACCTGTAGCTAAATCAAGGATATACTCATCATCTGGAATACGTACCTTCTGTCCATCTACTCTGTAGACAACAGCACCGAACTCATCTGTGAAGTCAGCATATACTCCACCTTCAGCTACAATTCTCTTCAGTCTCTCAGAAGATTTGATCTGCCATGTAGCATCGTTAATATCTTGAAGTGCTACATAAGCATCAGAAGTTTCTTTCTTAGGACTAGAACCATACATAGTCTTATAGAGTGCCTCAAAGCTCTCACGACTAGGAGCTTGACGCATGTATGACAATTCACCATCACGAAGTTGTGTCATAAAATCAGAAAGGTTTTCCTTTTCTTTTCCCTTGACACGGTTAATAGTCTTCGCATACGGTTTAATAAGATCTCCTACAAGAGCCTGTCCAGCCTCAGCTTGCAAGAACTTAGCACCTATCTTTTCACCAAGTCTAATTGTGGCTGCACCGAAGACCTTATTGATAGCATCCCCTACGAAACCACCTTTGTCGAATCTATCGATTTCATCTGGTAAACCTAAGACATTTATTCTTTCTTCTGTCTCTATGAACCAGCCTCTGCCCTCTTCTCTACGGACAACCTTAAGGCTAGGGTCTTTATCAGCTATGGCTTGAGCATCCATCTTACGTCTAAATGCTGTACCTGAGCCATCCTTACCTAGTCTGACAACAACTTTGTAGTCCTCTGATCCTTCATCGATAATACGTTTACTATTGATGACTACATCGTTTACTCGTGTGGCAATCCTAACAGCTGTGTCATTAGCTACTTGTCTTATTGTTTCATAAGGGACATACTCACCGAAAGATCCCCGACGATTGATCTCTTCTAGTTTTTCTGTAAGGACTGTCTTACGTGAACCCTCACGAAAGGTGACACCTGATGGCCTAGCAGATGGTCCACTTGCAGGATCTAGTTCTTGTGGAAGACCTCTACCAGCTGTGACTTCATCTACCTGTACACCTACGTCATCCACAGATTTAGCTAAGACTGTACCAGCTATTGCATCGCCTTCTTCTACAGACACTACGTCAATAGGTCTACGAGATTTATAGAGTGACAGAAGCTTACCTGCTACTTCACCTGTCTTACCGACAGCCTTAGGTCCAGCCTTAACGGTATTGATAGCTGCAGTAGCCCCTTTAGCTAGACCTAGGGTAGCTATGTCAGCTGCACCAAACAGAAAATTAATGCCAGCCATAGGGTCATCCCCTAGGTATGTGGCATCATTAGCTGTCTTATACAAGTTCCATATGCTGTCATCTGAGAAGATACCCTCAGCCTTACGTTCTAAGATATATTCCTTAGCCCACTCTTGGAACTCAGATGGTTCCATCATGTTAAAGGCTTCTCTGATGTCATTGCCTTCACGATTAGAACGAAAGGTAACATTCTCGAAAGCACCTATGGTAAGTTCCCTTAGGACATTTACATCTAGGAATGACAAGACTTTAGAGATACCTGACTGGTCATTAGCTTCTAGTTCCTTCTGAAGCAAACGGTTCCATGTTTCCATGTTTGTCAGAGTACGAGCAGCATAAGGATTGACATCATTGTCTGACAACATAAGGTTCTGAATGAGCATATACTCACCCAGAGACATATCGTCACCCTTTTCTTTTCTCTCTTGGATTACTTCAGCTATAGCTTCAGGTGATAGACCATCCTCATAGGCTTGGTCAATAGCTAAAGCATAGTCAAAGTTTAACCCTTGGGTCTTAGCTACAGCTGTAAAGTTGTCATCACCAGCTAGACGATCAGCCCGTATCTCATCTTCAGCTGCACCTGTGGCTATCGATAACTCTTGTGCCTTGATGCTTTCTACTTGAGAATCTGGGTTATACTGTTCTAGTTCTTCTACTTCTTTCAGTTGTTCACTAAGGACTTGCTCATTAAAAATTTTGTCTTCTAATGTAAGAGTAGCCATTATTTACTAACCCCCTAAACCAGAGAAGTACCCTGTTTTTTGACCTGTAGGTGACATTCCAAATTGCAAACCTTGGAAACCTAGACCACCGATAGCCATACCTAAGTCACCCATACCTGCTTGCTGTGCAGCCCTTGCTGACAACTGAGTATATTGTTCACCTAAACCTGACATCATTGTGCTAAAGCCTAGGTTAGCTCCTAGTTGAGAGGATATACTACCTAAACCACCAGCAAGAGCAGAAGTCTCACCTAAGCCTTTTACTTGTGCTGCAGCTTGAAGTTGTGCTCTTGCAGCTATAGATTGCCTAATAGCACTACGTCTTTGACGGGATGCTTGTTCCCTTTGCATAGTTGCTTGTGTTTGGGCTGCTCGTCTTTGAGATGATATAGCTTTTTGTTGTTGAGACAAACCGTATGCTGTTCCATATACTGCTGCTCCTGCAGCCACAGCAGTTCCAACACTTATAGTCCCTGCTACTGCTAATGATGTAAAAATTGCCATCTTATATTTCCTTCACATAAGCTGTTTCAACAGGAATAAAACCTTTTCTTTTAAAAAGAGTACCAGCTTTGCTTCCTAGTATATTGTCTAATTCAGATAATCTAATAAAGTTACAGCCCATTTTCTGTGACCACTCCACATAAGAATCTATAAGTTTCATTGATGTTTTTCCATTCCTATGCTCAGGGTCTAGCCAAAACATTAACTCTTGTGCAAAGACTAATGAATTAATAGGTACACTAGATATTACAGCTATGAGAGAACCTACTATTTCATTGTCATTCTCAACTATTTTGACAAACCCTTGGTCAATTTGGCATAGCTGAGAAACTAATTCATTAACTTTATTGCTATCGAACTTATCCCAAGCTGGGTGTGGGACTTCCTTGCAGAATTGCTTTACAGATAAAACAATGTCTAATACGTCTTGTTCGGTTGCATCACGTATAATATAATCTGTCATTAATATCTATTATTCCTACCTTGGATGATACCCCAGCCTAACAAAAGGAAATCCTTGCCTTGTTCACTTTCGTATCTCATTCTCATAGATCTACCGTGACCTCTGATTTTAAGTCTTGTAGTCATTACTGTCTCAGGATAGTTAATCGTTGACAAATCTGAAGGATCAGGAACCAACGGGTACTTGAAACGATAACACTGTTGACTAGCATTGAATGTTGTCTTGAAGTCCCATGCTGTTGACACAAGAAGAGAAGACGGACGGATTAACTCGTAACCTGTAGCTTCTGATCCTGTAAACCCTTCTTCTGTCAAACGAGAGTAAACAACAAGATAAGGTGCATTCTTCTTTAAGACTAAATCACCTATGAAGTCATAGCCTGTCTCAGCAAAGGATGTATAGTTTGTGTCACCCCAATCTAAGAAAGTATTACCTGAGAAACCACCCATGGTTAATTTATTTGTGGCTCCATCACGAATAAGGAGAACAATAGCTGGGTCTCCTGTAGCAAAGGATGATACTTCTGCTGAGACAACATCATCTCCTGCAGATGTGACAACATCATCGCCTACTGAAGTGATGACATCGAAGGTTACTGTGTCAGCCCCATAGCCAGAGTAGAAAGCTAGTCCTACAATACTACTTGTACTTGAGGTTTGGTCATTGACTTTCCAAGGGAAGAAAGCTTGTAGTTGAAGATCAAGGATTAAGAAGTTATTAATCTTAGACTCGACTGTCTCATTTGAATTAGGATAACCCCAGTAAATCCTTTTGTTTATGTCATCGTATAAAGCTGTGACTTTTAGCTTATCAGCTGTAGGAATAGCATCCCAGAAAGTCTGAATTGTAGGTAGAGTAATGTTCTGATCTGTAGCTCTACCTGATACATCATCGAACTTAAGAGTATAAATACCGAAACGTGACCACCAAAAAGGAACACCCTCAGCTGCTACGAAAGACTGAGGGTTCTCAATACCTGTATCGGACACACGAGAAATAGAAAATTCAGTTGCTCTAAATACTCCGTCTACACCATTGATCTGCCATACGCCATTCTCAGCAAATATAAAGAGACTTGTCTGGTAGGTGTAAAGAAGTTTAATTCCTACAGCCTCAGGGATTCTTATGACACCACCATCGGTATCTAAAAGGTCTGACAAATACTCAGCTGTAGGGTCATTCCTTTGGTGACATTCGCCTAACTCATTCTTGTCTTCAATCAGACGAGAAAAGAGAATAGTGCCTGAGTTTTTCTCACTGTCTAAGCCAGCATAAAATATACGACCTGAGAAAGCTGTGACAGATTTAAATCTACTTTGTTCGAACTCAGTTGCAATCCCTGCGATACCTGAAGCAGTTGCTCTGTCTTTAGCAAAGAAGTCTAATACGAAGTGACCATTGCCTGTTAGACTTGTACCAGCAAAAACTTTATCCCACTCAGCTGCATCGAAGTCTCCACTGGAATTTTTACCTGCATACCAAGGGTGTGTTAAAGCTGGATACTTTGAGTTAGCTGTTTCGTAGTCCGTAAGGGCTGCACTTCCTTTGTCACCTACCCAGCCAGCATTAGCTGTGTCGTACTCTCTTTCAGTAGAAGGACTAGCTATTCCTTCATCATAAGTTGTTGTGTCACCCTGCCATTCAAAGTCACGGGTCTTAAAGTCAATAGTACTTATGGTAAATACTGAACCATCCCATGTAATATAGATTGTATCAATAGCTTCAGATGCTACAATCAGAGCACCATCAATACTTGCGAATTGACACTTAGCATTATTAGCACCTATAGATCCTGCGAACTCGTAAGCTGAAAGATCTATGCTAGTACCTACAGCTTGGCCTGAGTAAGGTGCCTCAGATTTATTATAGAAATGAAGAGTATTACCTACTTGAACTACAAGAAACTTTTGACCAGCTACACCCTCTACGTTTAACCATTCACCTGTGTGAACTAAGTCATCATCAGTAATCGTAAAGGATGACAAAACATTTGATGATTCAAGTTCAACAGCTAAACGTCTACGCCTAGAACCATCACGATTTAATTCACAGTTTAACTCATCTACAGATGCTCCATCAGGGAATGTAAGTTCAGCCGCCTCAGTTATGAGACCTCTGACAAAGTTATTTACTGTCTTCTGAGTTAAGCTTTGCGGCATCTCGTTCTCTCTTGCGTCTATCAAAATCCTCAGCAAATTCTCTTCTACGTAAAGTTTTGCTAGGTTTTTTATTTTTAAGATACTGGGTTATCGCCTGTTTTGCTTTAGGGATACTTGAGTATTTACCTGATAATTCCTTAGGAACTAAGCCTTTTTCAAAGTGGAACTCAAAGAAAATAAAACCATCATTAGATTTTCTTATGTGTATATCTGTAGCAAGCTTGTCAGTTTTACATACACAGGTTTGTTTTGCTGTGTTTTCTATAAATTCTACCATTAGTTTCTGCCGTAGTGGGTTCTCGTGTTAGCCTTCTTAGTTTTGAATTGGTCATTCTGTACGTATGACTTCAACCGACGAGAGGCTTGTTCGATCTTAGGATCACTGCCACCTTTGAACAAAGAGAAACATACTGACTTACTTTCAGCTAAAAGATAAGGAAGCATTGTGTCATCTAGGTCAGGCTGGAAGGTATCTGCTTGAGTAAAACTAGGGTACACAGTTCCATATGCACGAGTTTTAGATTCCTGTAGGGTTGACTCAACTGATGAGTCGTAGCTATCAAAGACAATATAGTTGTCATCGAAACTTGTGTAGTAACTAGGAGCACGATCAGTTCTAATGAAGATCTTAGTGCCACCATTCTTATCTAAGACAGAGGTAACATTACTTCCATCCTCGTTGACTTTATTAAGGAAGTCAAGAGGCTCTACAAAGTAAATCTCACGGTAGTTAGTTCCTGTCGTGCTTATGTCATAGAATACACGTTCTAACTGTTTAGTATCTGTTGGGTATTGGAAATGAGTAGGTCTCGTACTGTCAGCTAATGCTGTCAGCTTTAGGAGTTGCTTATGCTCAGGTATTTCACGAGCAGCAATAATATTAAAAAATGTATCCTCAATGACAGAGGCTACTTGTTGGGCTTCTACTGAATCACTAATGGAGTTCACATTCTCTGAGTCCATGTCACTCAGAATAGACTGAACCATTTCAAGGAGTGTGTTTCTCATTATGTTCTATCCAATACTACTACAAAACGTAGTTTAGCTGTGTTAGTGGATGCTCCATCACTTTCAACAGTAATGAAACTATCGGCTGTAACTGTATTGTTTGAGACAGGAACTAAAGTATCTACATCACCTGCAGCAGATCCTGAGGCAGTTATTGTCAAAGTTCCCATAGATGAACCTGCAGCATTCTTAACTGTAACAGTAGAATTAGATGATGAAATAGAACTCTCAAGAACTGTTACAACTTTATTTATAGTTCCAGCAAAAGGAATAGGTAAGTGAACTGTTTCTACTGAAGAGACATCTTCTAAATAACCATTTAAAGTCTCACCAACTAAGGTTTCTTTAGCTGTCCAAGCTCCTGATCCTGATCCATTAGCAACATATACCTCCCCTGAGGCAGCAGCTGCTACACCCTTAGGTTCATGCAAGTAAGGGTCTGTTAGTGAACTATGATTTACGTTTGCCATTGCAATCTCCTAAGGTGGAAGGAAGGGGGCCGAAGCCCCCAACCAATTAGTTTATACTTCGATGTACTCAATGACCAATTTGGCAGCACCTGCAGTAAATGCAGCTGTGTCATAGTCAAGTGATACATAAGCATCTGCAGCACCTACGGTTACAACACCGTTTACATAGGCACCGTCACAAGCTACAACATCACCATCAGCATCGATTGCAGTTACTGCGATAGCAGCATCGATACCTTGAGCAGCAATAGCTGCACCAGCAGCAGTCTGCAGACCGATGTTAAGGGCAGCAGTTGCACCAGCAAAAGCATCCGAAACAATCAAGCTTGCACGAGTGATGTATGATCCTGAAGGAATGAATGCATCATTCGCAGCAGGAGCAGCAGCAGTAGCAGCAATAGTAGTCGCATCATCGATGTCAATCATCAAGAATTTAACACCGTTGTTGTTACCACCAGTTAGGTTGGCTACGCCTTGATCCCCATCAGTGAGGATGTAAAGGCCATCTGCGTTAGTGTAAGACATTTAGTATCTCCTTATACTGTAGGTGTCGTGACAACACGAACCATGTTTTCAGGACGGTACAACTTAACACCATAACGAGCAGTAGTTACAAACTCGTGACGTTGGAAGTCTTTGTTATACTCGTAGTCTACCTCAGGCTGTTGACGCCATGCACCCACGAATGGATTCACAGTAGGATTAGCTGAGAAGAACAAGTTCACTTTACCGTTTGTTGAGCTGAAGTCATTGGTAGTTGAATTGTCACGTTCCTTCAGAGCAGTGTCTGTTGCATCAGCCAAGTAGTTTGATGTATATACATCGAAACCATAGACGTTAGCTACGAAACGCATACCAGTAGCAATACCTGAGCTTACGATACCTTCAAACTTAGGGTTGTTGGTAACAGCAGCAAGATCACTCAAAGTGTTGATTGTAAACTCAACTGATGGGTCTACAATAGCAACCATTGCTTGATCAGGTACATTAGCCATCTTCAGCTTCATGCGAGCATAAGCAAAGTCTTCGACTTCGATTTTACCTGCATTACCGCCTGAGAAACGGTGGATTCCTCCGTCAACCAAAGACTGATCATTGTCAGCTAAACCTGCTTCGGGAGCAGCCATAGTGGTTGTTTCGAAGTGAGCCATGATTGCACGATCTTGTTCAGGAACAAAACGGCTCATCAGTTCACTTGCGTAGAAGGTATCCTGCTCAGCTTTCTTAGTCATGTAAGTAGCTGATGACAGATACTTATCGACTGTGAAAGTGAACTCACCTGTGTCAAGTGGACGGTATTCTACGGAAGTATCTTCTGCGTAGTTGTCTACCTGTGCTTGACCGATTGATGGAATGTGAAAAGTGTTCCCATCTGGGAAACCTTCAAGCATACGGACGTACCGTTGTGCTTGCATTTCATCACGTAAAATCTCCTTAAGTTCCGTAGACCAGACTTCGGTACGGGTAAGGAGAGTAGAATTGGCTGTATTCATACCAGACATTTTCTTTTCCTTTTATTTAGATTCCAAACTTACTACCCAAACGACTTTTGTCTTCCATTAACTGTTGTTGTATTTTGGGCGTATAGTAGAGATTACGATTTTCCCGACGAAGCTTTTGGTAATATGACCAATCACGTTCTGCCGAGGCTTGCATGTTGACACCCTCTGTGCGAACCGAACCTTGTACCATAGGGCTAAAGGTTTTCTTAGGTTCACCAATAAGAGCAAAGAAAGCATTAGGCGATTCAGCCGCAATTTCTTTGATACGTTCCATTGACATACCAAGTTCTTGTGCTTTCTCTTGGATCTTAGCTTGGGCTTCTGTGCCGTAGCTCTTCTCCAACTCTTCGTCAACAAGTTTAAGATTATTACTTACAGTACTATCTATCTCTCGTTGATTGAGTGTCTGTTCCACAAGGCTCTTCAGGTCTTCCTCACTCAGAGTCGGATTGGTGTTTCCCTCTGTAGTGCTACCGTTATTATTGGACACTTCAGGTTTCACTGCGGTAGATTCAGTGGCCTTATTCTGAAGTTGATCAAGTATCTGGGCCTGATATTCTTGTTTCTTAAGATCCTCTCGCATTTGACTAAGTTGATCTTCAAGGTTTTTAATGTAGCCATCAGCTTCTAATTTGCCTTTAGCTAACACTTCAGGGTCTTTCCAGTTCTCTCCCTTTGTCTCTACGAGTTTCTGCAGATAAGATTCCTGTGATGGGGTTTCTTGTCCTTGAGCCTCTGAACTCTGCTCTGGCTGTTTGGTTTCAGCACTGTCAGTAAATACCATAATTTTATTCCTTATCTAGGTTGATAATGTCAAGCACTTGGGTTAGTGCTCTATTGTAGCCGATACGATCAGCTTGTTTGTAGGCCCATGATGGGCTGTCATAATCAGCCTGAGGAACTACTTCCTTGAGCATAGGCTCAAGTATTTCTTTAAGACGGTCAAGGCTTTCACGGTTTGACAAGACTGCTTGTCTTACACCGAACTTATCCTCTTTTGTCTTACATTCTTTAAACCAGTAAGATTTCATTTATTTCTTCATTGGTTTCTTTTTAGCCATAGGTTTCTTTTTCTCTGCTGGCTTTTTAGTTGTGTTCTTGTAAGGTTTAACCTTGCCCTTCATATATGGCATATTACAATCCTCTTTCTATTGCGATCTGTTGTTCCTCTTCGAATTGTACCTGAGCTTCGGTAGCAATCTTCTGAGTATCCATTTGCTCAATCACTGTGATGTTGTCAGCAAAGAGTTTAGGCTCCCCTAACTCGTCAGCTAAGATACGAGCAAATTCTTTTCCTGACAAGTGGGCACCTACTGTTGGGTCAGCTGCTTTGATCTGATAGAGTTGTGTCAGGTTTTGTACCCTTTGAGCACGTTCAGCAAAGTGACGAGCACCCATAGGAACAATCTTACCGTTGCCCTTGATGTCTTCTTTTGTAATCTCTTCGAAGAAGAAAATACCTGTGTCATCATTCAGGACACGGATTGTGTCAGCATAGTCCATGTTACGGCGAGCAGCCTCTAGCATGGCATTAAGGATTGGCTCAAGGAACACACGTTCAAAGTGAGCAGTTTTGTGCTGGAAGATACGACCAGCAGCTGTCATAAGCTGGTTGACCTCAAAGGCTGTCTTCTCGCCAGCTGTACGAATACCCATGGCTTCACGGGGAGCACCAGCTAACATCTCCATTTTGTTTTCTAGGGTCTGGATCTGGAAGTCAGCATTTAGGGCTGTGGCATCAGGGGCTAGGTATCCTACGTCACCTTCTTCACCTAGGTATATACGAGAGGCTGGTTCAAAGTCGAAGTCCTCTACATCTCCACGGATCTTAAGGATAGGATAGGCAATCTGATCAAAGACATCAGCCTTGAGGTTTTCTAGGTGATCAATTCGATACTGCATACCTACTAGGTTATCTAGTGGTCCCATGGCATATAGGTTGTCAGGGCGTTCTCTCCATCCTGCATGGAACACAGGGGACGTACCTAGCCAGTTAGGGTTCTGCTCATTGCTCATTACATAGGCACGATCTAGGACTGTAATGACACGGTTCTTATGGAACTCTTCGTTTACACTATCATAGATGTCACCATAGAATGTGAGGATCTCTACGTAGTTAGACTCATAGTATTCATTAAGTGTTGAGAACCCATCAGCTATGTATGCCTGAGACTTATTAATATCTACGTCATTACCATAGACAGCACTACGGCTATACATCATCTTTTCGAAGACAGCCTTAAGGTAGTCGTTCTCTAGACTCTCTTCCATCTTACGTTTGATTTCACCTAAGGTCATAACTGAACGGATAATCTTAGGTGATGACGCAAAGTCAGGGGCTGTAGGATTGAAGCAAATATCGAATGGAGATATACGGACTAGCTTAGGGCCAACGTAGTTGACAACCTTTTCTTCTGTGTCTTCATAGGTAGTGTAATCTCTTACGAAGTCAACAGTTGCGAAGCAGTTTCCATATTGAATATAGTCATTAATAAGTCTACTTGTAGTATTGACAAAATCAGATTGACGTACCTTGTTCTCCATGTACGCCTGAATAATATCTCGTTTACTTTTTAGATTACTTGAATCATCACTAGCTTCCCAACGCATCCATTTATTATTCGGGAATAAAGCTGAGAAATAATTAGCATGAAGATTGTCAGAAATCTGTGTCAGCTTAGGTGTAGTCGTACTGTTAGTCCAAGGTAACTTAGAGTTACTTGTAGTACGAGTATCCGTAGCATAGACATAGTTACGCAGTTCTTTCCACTCTTCAATCTTAGTCTGACGGGCCATATTCCATGTGCGCCACCGTTCAGCAATCTCTGTGCCTAGGTTGTCAGGACTAATAATATTCTCAATGTCTACAGTTGTTCCAGCCATTAGAAGGAAACTCCACCAAATCTTGAATTGAACTGAACAACATTGTCAGTTTTTCTACGTATAGCACGAGAAGGTTTTACAGCCATGTCTACCACAGAAGCCAGTGCATCGATAATATCATCATGCGGTGGGTTACGTGTTGACAATTCTTCTTCTAGTGTCTGTATGTTACCGCCTCTGTAGTGCCACATACTCAGGTTATCATAACGTGGCTCAAGGATAGAAGCAATGCGTTCTTGTTTGTTACCTTGGTTCTTGTTAGGTCTGTACTCATCAATACTAATGGCTAGGCCGTGTTGCTTAATGAGTTCTTTTAGTTGCTTAACGATAGCCATCTGAGCAACGGTAACTTCTGCTCTTAGTTTTCTAAAGGACCACTTACCTGATAGTTGCATAATGTGCTCAAAGTATTCAGCTATCCTATCAGTCTTAAATCTGTCAATATCTACAACATAAACATTATTGTCAGCATCTATTCCTATGACAACAATGGCTGTGTAGTCAGCTTTCTTAGATAAACTAAATGCAAAGTCAACAGCTGCGAATACGTTAAGCTTGTTGTCTTTGTAGAACCAATGTCCGTTGTCTTGTCTTAGATGCTTGCGTTCGTAGTATTGAAACTTGTCTCTACCTACAGGGATGTTGTCAGGATCTGAGGGGTCATTGTAGTACTGCGCCCTGAACTGTCCCTTGTCTAGGTACTGTCCTCGTTTCTTAGCTAGGATCTTTATATCGAACCCAAACCACTTACCGTCTTTACGTTGTTGACGAGGCCACAAGAACTCCCCTGTGCCATCGCCCTGATCCTCTACTGGTTTCTCGAAGATCTCATATATGTTTTCCTCACCTATCTTCTCACCGTTGTCATCGTACTGGTCTTCCATCATTTGAAGAAGATCGTTGTACAAGTCAGCAGGATGATACCTAGTACCTACGACCCACTCTTTAGCTTCAGCACCTTCAATAGACGAGAGAAGAGAGTATTGACTTTTGACTTTATTGCGTCCTTCACCCGTGTAAGCATTCTCGTACACCACGACATCATCCAAGACAGCAATGTCACAATGCATTCCTGTGAGTGACGTAGTAAGCCCACCAGTGAAGATCGAAGGGTCTCTAACATTTTCTTTCTTCCTTAATGGATGGTCTAACATAATCTCTGAGTTAGTCCATCTAGTACGTTTACCTTCATCAGGGTTGACATGATCAGGCCAGTATCTCCTGTGAGTATCTGACGTAAGGATGCCCTTAATAAACCCTAATTGTTTCTCTGCAAGGTTAGCTGTAGCTGAGATATAAAGTATCCTCAGGGTAGGATCTTTGGTTAATTCCCATGCAACCCTGTAAGCTATTAACCTTGACTTACCATGGTCACGAGGGAAGAGTAATAGTTGGTGAGACTTATGGTCTTCTCTTGTCCACCAATTACAGACATCTTCATGACACTGCCCTAGGACTTGCTCAGGTGATACCAACCTAATAAAAGTTACTAAGTCTTGTTCAGCTGCATCCCTGATTTGTTCTAATGTAGCCATTATATCACAGTTCTAAACATATGTCAAGATTAATTACTAGCCATCTTTTCAACTGATTCTCTAATGGCTTTAATGTTCTCATCCATACGACCAAGAGTTACAGCTTGACTTTGAACGATAGTTTCCAGAGATTCTAAACGAGTTTCATTACGAATAATATCTCTTGAGTTAGTATCTACGGCACTGTCTAAACTTGAAATATACCAGACAAGGGCTACTGTCTGTGCAACGATAGCCAGTACCAGAGTTACAGGTACTGACTTACTGAGATGCCAACTATCTTCCATGACACCCTCTAAGCTACGAAGACAGTCTTAGATGTGAAGTCCCGATTGTCAGATATACGGATGACAACATTACCTGATACATAACTTGAGACAGTTGCTCGATAATAGACTTCCTCTGCATCAAACCCTACACCCTCGTAGTTAGATGTGAAAGTATCAGCATCAAACCAGTCAGAGTTATTCCAGCTACGTTGTACTGTAACTGTAGCATCCCATGTACCAGAGATAGAAAGGTTGAAGTGACCAACTACCTGCAGAGAGGCTGTGCTTGCATTAGAGCTAATTGTTTCTGTTACAGCAACCATGATTACTCTCCCTCTGCCAAGTGTGCAGCATAAGCAGCCTTAACCGCATCACTGAATACTGGAGTACAGATCGCAGCAACATCAGCATCTTCTGCTGAGAGATCAGCATCAGGCATTACCACATGGCGGTGGAATGTACGGCTGATTTCTGTGCCATCCTCTGCAATGATCGTCGCAGTGCGTACTTGCACCGATGACCAATCACCTTGGTTAATTACTTCGATCTTGTCGTTTACTGTTGATTTAGTCAGTGCCATGTTTACCTCCTTGGCTGGACTGTCCACGCACTAGGCGCATTATCTCTCAATATACCTAATGGTCATAAGTAATTCGTCTAAATCTTGACCAGTCCCAGTTTTAGAAAACAGACAGGTTATACTCTGACCCTCGTCCACTCGAACAAGTTTTGCATCTGCATCTGTTATTAAACCAGTCAGATCAGTTACTGCAAAATCGTTAATATCAATGCCGCCAGTTACTTTTGTATTTGGAGATACAATAGCACTATCTGTTGCGCCATCTTGTGTGCGTTTGCGGAAGTTAAACGTCACATAGTCAGTGTCACTCTGTGTAACATCTGCATTTGTTGAACAAAGAATTTGATATGCGTAGCAATCTGTTGCCGCATGAAGCAAAGATTTTTCTACATTCATGCTTGCCGCAGTAACAGTTCCAACAAACACACTAGCCTGTTCTGCTTCTATGACTTCATCAATCCCACTAGACACACCACTCATATCGAAAGAGTTGTTAGATGCGTTTGTTATGCGGTTGCCTTTGACTTTAATTTTTGAGCCATTGGCACTTGTTTGAGTTTGCAGGCGCAAACCATCATAGCAATCATCAATAGTGTTCGATGATGCACTTCCTTGTGTTCCACGTTTGTCTAAATTCTCAAACCTTACTGCCGCACAATCATTACTTGTTGAAGTGTTGTTGATATAGTTACCATCAAACTTAACACTGTCAGCATATTCAGCACTGAAAACACCGCCTGTGCTGTTTTGGAAACTGTTGTTCGTGACTGTGATAAACATCCGAGAATATGTTTGAGCATCAGGATAAGTAGTCCAGTCATTCTGGGTATAAGCCAGAATAACCCATCTGTTTGATGCACCTGTTGGCGTAGTCATACCAGTGAAGCTGTTGCCATCAATGACAATGCCTTCACCTTCAGATAAAGAAATTTGGCCTACATTGCGGCAGTCATTTGCTGAGAATACAATGCCAAATGGAGATGCGCCAGTTGAGCCAGCACCGTTTCGGTCACTATCTGAAACCCAGTTATTGCCGCAAGTTAAGAACGCAATGGTTGCTGAGTTAGCACATTCTCTAAACGTATTGCCTGTGACTGTAATGTTTTGAGGTGTCCACCAGACCTTGCTTGCACCAGTTTTGTGGTTTGCAAAAGTATCTGAGTTTAGCTTTCCGTTGATTGAGATTGTTCCAGTGCCAGTATTGCGAACCTTATTACCCGTTACTGTAATTTGTTTAGAACCGTTAATGTCTACGGCCTGACCTGTTGCAGAAGAACCGCCATAGAAAACATTGCCAGACACAACAGCACCAATACAGGCTTTGTCAAAGTCAATGGCCTCGTTAAATCCTCTAAACGAATTGCCAGTAATGTTTGTGTTGTTCGTGTAGATAGATTGATAGCCGCCAGAAATATTAGTGAACAGGTTATTTGTAATATCTACGCCATCACAGTTGTAGGTGGACATACTGTATCCACCCTTTGCTGACGAAGAGTGAAACTTACAGTTGGTTACTTTGAGGTTTGAACACCCAATAACAAGCAAGCCACGGGTATCTTCTGCACTGGCATTACCTGTTTTATCTACATCAAATGTCAAACCTTCGATCTTGAGATTTGTCACAGTAGTTGTGGATTTGTTCCCCATAATCCAGCTAAGATCGCCTGATAGATTTGTTGACACAAGTTTTAGTGTAGCATTTTCACCACGAAGATTTACACTACTGATGTTGGAGTTTAGCTCTAAAGCAATATGATTATACAGACCATCTGCATAGTTGTTATAATCAAGTTCTGTTGCCGTAGAGGGAGCATGAACAACATAAGTTCCATCTGGAAAGTAAAGTGTTTGACCAGAAGAAAGGGCATCAAGAGCAGCTTGTATTGCTGCCGTGTCATTAGTTGACCCATCGCCTAAAGCCCCATAATCCCTAACATTCAGGGCAGAGCCATCAATCATTCTGCTGTGTGCTTTTGTTAGGGCCATGTTATCCTCACGCAGTTAAGTAAGAGCCAGAAATATACAGCCCGTTATCATTAGAACCAGTATTTAAATTTGCTACAGTTAATGGTGTCGCAACAGTTGTTCCATTGGAATACAATGAAAGATATGTTTGACCGTCATTAACATGAGCAAAGTCTGGGCCGTTTGTTACAAAGTCAGCTTTGTATCCGACAGATAATGCAGATGGGTATCCGTCACCAGAACTAGCAGAATATGGAAGACCAGAAATGCGAAGGTTTCCAGAGCCTCCACTTACACTGTCTGTTCTTAGCTGAAGAGAAATGAAAACCATGCGACCAATCTTAACATAGTAACCAGTTTGCTTGTCGTGTGTTACGGTTGGAGAAGATGTTGAAGCATCGTAGGAAGGCGTCCAGTTCCCTTCTTCATAATCCGAGAACAGTTCACTTGTGCCAGTGCCAGAGGTGGCAGAGAAGTCGATGCCGTTGCCAGAGGTTCCCATTACTAGGTTGCCATTAGCAATAGTTACATTACCAAGATAGTTAATAGAAAGCTGTGGTGTTCTGGCATCGTAGTTTCCATTACCAGAATAAAACTCAAGAACTGGATTATTACCACTGCCAGCAGCATAGGCTTTCATTCCACAATACTGAGGATCGGGTGAAGCAGAACTATCATTAGCCTTAAATGCCAAACCACCAATCAAGTTATTATTGGCAATAGCAGTGTCATCTCTACTTAAATAAAGCTGCGCACCTCCTGTGCTTTCAATCGTAGATGTTGCAGCATTTACTGTAAGAGCAGAATTTGTAGATAGACCGCCTTCAAGAGTAAGTGTGCCATCAACCTCAACATCGTTAAATGTTGGGTTTCTTCCAAAGATGCCGCCTTGCTGTTTGATAGTCATTGGATACCTCTCATTTAACTATGAATAACATATGCCACTGGCACACTGCCCGTAGCCGTTCCAGCAACAGAAACAAATGTAATTAAATCGCCAGATGAAGGCGTAAGATTTGATCCAGTGCCAGTAACAATATATGTGCCATTTTCTATTGTCGTATTTGCATCACCAACTTTGACAGAGAAAACATCACCCGATGCCGTGCCTGTAAATCTAGTAATAGTTGTTGCGCCAGTATTAGCAGTATGAAGTGTATTAACACCTCTAACATCTGGTGTTGTATCGCCATCCGTAATTGTTTGAACCGTATCAGTGCTGCCACCAGCCAAACTATTTCTATAAATTATTTTGCCATCCGTTGTGCCACTATCCGTTAAATCATTAAACACGTCCAAGCCATAGTTCCCATCAATAATGGAGTATTTATTGCCTTCATCTGCTCCAAGTGTTATTCGACCACCTGATTGAAACTGATTGTTTGAAATAACAATGCCTACATAACTTTGTGCATCAATGCTTTGAGTGCCAGCATCCGAAGCATTAAAGTTATTGTGACCAATGAAGCAGTTTGATGCTGTTAGAGGGCCAACTGTAGACCCTATTTGAATGTGTGACCCAAGACCAGTCCCACCTTCAAATGAACAATTTGTAATTTTGCAAAGATCCGTACCTAAAAATATATTTGCCGCCGATGTGCTGCCTTCAATAATACAATTCGATATTACATGCTCTGCGCCATTTAAAAATGCTACCTGATATGCGCCATCAGTAGTGCCATTATCTTTAATTGTTGAATTATCTAAAACAAATAGCTGTGGCCCTTGCCCAGATATAAAGTCATTTTCAACAATCAAACCCCTAGCATCAGAGTTTCTAATTTCACTTGCGTGGATTACAAAGTTTTGTGGGCGACCTAGACGCACACCCACATTGTTTGCAAAGTCAACCTTAACTCTCTCCATCTTGCCATTGAGAGGATAGTTTACTTTTAGCAGGTTTGTTTCTGCGCCAGAGGCGTTTCCTTTTAGTTGAATATCCCTAATCGTCCAGCCCCAGAATGTTCCACCACCAGAATAACCACAATCTAATGCAACGCCTGACGATACATTAAAATCTAGTATAGTGCTTTCAGAACCTTCACCGATTACATGAACTTCTTTTTGCTGAACTGTTAGGCCAGATGTAATGATGTAAGTACCTACAGGAAAAAAGATTGGCTTTTTTAAAACTTCACATTCATCAATCGCAGCCTGAATAGCCGCAGTGTCATCCGTCACGCCATCACCGACAGCACCGAAGTCTTTGACCGATACAGTCTCTTGCAGCTTGGTAAGTACTGTACGATTGACAGAACCTGTACCACCCTGTGTGTAGTTTATATTAGCTGCATCTTCTGCACCGAAGTCTAGGGTACGGGAGACAACAATCTCAATACCTGCATTAAGAGGAGGTGCCTCTGAGAACGTAAGAGTTGTTCCTGAAATACTATAACCAGCTTTGTTCTGGTACACACCGTCAATATATACTTGAGCATTATCTTTAATAAATGCTTGGTATCCTGTAGAAAAAGCTACAGTACTTCCATCTCCCGTATGAGAAATAGAAGTTAGTGTAGCTCCTGCAGCACTAAGACCACTAGTTGATACAACAGTGCCGTCTAGTTTTAATATTGATGTGTTTACAGTACCTGCATTCAGGATGTCATTACTGTTCATGTCTAGGTCAGCACCCATAGAATTAGGGGTACTACCGTCTAATGACAGTGTGTTGTCAAATCCATCTTGTAGGTTTTCGAAGTTAGTGTTCAGTGCTTGCCGACTGTAATAGCCAGAAGCAATGGTTGTAATATCAGGTTTCTTAGCCACGTTGTATATCCTTT